CACGCGTATTGAAGCGGCGCGTTCGTGTCCTGCCAGGTGTAAATTTCGATCTTGCGGGTCATCGCTTGCCTCCAAAATCACCGTAGGTTTGGTCAGGATCGCTGTGACGATTAACCCAATCGTGCACATGCCACATTGCCGTTTCATCCCATCGCGTACGGCCATTGTCGACATGTGATGTTTGTTCAATGATAGTTGGAGCATGCCAAACATCCTTTTTAGCAAGGCGCTTGGCTTTCTGAATTGCATCGCGGAATTCAAAGAATGTTCCAGCCTCCACTTCGCATTCGTCAGGTTCAACCCAATCCCAAAGACCTGAATTATCGTTAGGCTTGCGGCCGCGCTCGTCGCAAAGCGCCTCGACTGTTGCGACCGGTATCCAAGAAACTATGAAGCGCTTAGTCATCGCTTGCCTCCGAACATGGTCAGTTGGACCAGGTTTGACGCGGGCTCCGCTGCCTCCTCGTCCCACCATGGCGGATCGTCTTCCTCGACATAGTCCGCCGCGTGGTCGAGGCATTCCTGCGTGATAGCGCGCTCGTGCTTGGCTATCGCCTCCACCAGATACGGCCAAATTGGCTCGACTGGCTTGATAGGCCTGCAGAGACAAGGCCCGATGACCTCGACCAGCTTCCAGGTTGTCAGCGTCGGCTCGCCGTCGCACCATTCGACGTCGTAGGCGACGGTCGCGGTGATCTCGACCTGCTTCGCCAGGATGCCGCCGAGGACGGCGAGGTCTATCTCAAGGTCTATCTCGACGTGGTTCGACATGTTTTCTCCGTTTGGTGGGGGGCGGGCCGCCGTCCATGCCCGCCCCTTCTCCTCCCCAGCCGTTATGCGGGACTAAGACTTGGCTGGTGAGATCCTTTGTTACCAAACCGGCTACACGTTTGGCAAGCGAAATTGTAACCAAACCGGACGAATTCTGCTAAGCGGCTAGTTTTGCGGGCTTTTTTGGCTAGCGGCGAATCAGGCGCTGGACGATATCAACAGCGGTTGCCTTCACTTCAGCCGATTCCGGCGCCAGTAGCGCGTCAAGGCTTGGCGTCGAGTCTGGTGGGCGCCAGAAGCGTTCCGGCCTGATGTCCATCGCAGTGGCTAAAGCGCCTATTTTCTCAGGCGTTAGGCGCTTTTGGTCCTTCTCCCAGCGATAGATCGTCTGGCGGCTTGTGCCAATTCGGCCTGCCACTTGATCGGCAGTCAGGCCAAGATGCTCGCGCCACTCGGCTATGTAGAGATGATAGCGGGTGTGTTTCGAACCGATCTTGGCGATCGATTTGGACATTTCCCAACTTACGATGTCACCGAAACCGTGTAGCCATCTGGTTTGGTTACATTGACACTTGAAAGTCTTTAGCCGGTTTGGTAACAAATGGCTATGGCCACCCATCCGTTGATCAGTTTCCGCAAAAGCCGGACCCCGCCGTGGACGCAGCAGGACTTGGCTGAAGCCGTTGGCGTCAAGCGCCTCACAGTCTTGCGTTGGGAGCGCGGCACTAGATTTCCCGAGCGCAAAATGTGGCCGCGCATCCGCGCCGTGACGGGTCTCGGCGTCGAGGAACTCAATAGAGGCAAGTCGGCATGAGATCGGATTACGCCCAATTCCTCGCCGCCAAGGCGCCACGTGCACAAGCATCGGGCTTTGAGCCGTCGCCATTGCCGGATCACCTGTTCGACTTCCAACAAGCTTGCGTTGACTTCGCCATCCGGCAAGGTCGCACTGGCCTCTATCTTGATACCGGGCTCGGCAAGACGCGCTGTCAGCTTGAATGGGCCAAGCAGTCAGCTGAGGCGAGCAACGGCTATGCGCTGATCCTGACACCGCTCGCGGTAGCAAAGCAGATTGAACGGGAAGGGCAGTCGCTCGGCTATGACTGCCGCGTCATCCGTGACCAGTCGCAAGCCCGAGATGGCGTCAACATCTGCAATTACGATCGGCTCGATAAACTGGAGCCCGACGCATTCGGTGCCGTCAGCCTTGACGAAAGCTCCATCCTCAAAAGCTTCGGCGGTAAGACTACCACGGCATTAATCGAGACCTTCGCGCATCATCGCTTTCGCATATCGGCGACTGCCACGCCAGCGCCGAACGATCACATGGAGCTGGGCAACCAAGCGGAATTCCTAGGGCAAATGTCGGCTGGCGAAATGCTCATGCGCTGGTTCATCAATGATACCGCAACGGCCTCGCAACAGTGGCGTCTTAAAGGTCATGCAGCACGAGATTTCTGGGATTGGATGGCGTCGTGGTCGCGCATGGCGCAAAGCCCGGATGATCTAGGATTCGATGGGTCGCGCTTTGCATTGCCTCATCTCAATATCATCCGGCACAAAACGCATGGATCGAACATCAAACCTATGGATGGATCGCTATTCGTCAGCGATGTGAGCGCCACCAACCTGCACGATCTCAAGCGCCAAACAACCGAAGCTCGATCGGACGCTGCCGCATCTCTCTGCGACGGCGAAGGAGCATGGATTATCTGGTGCGATACCGATTACGAAGCTGACGCCTTGGCGAAACTGATGCCCGATGCCGTCGAAGTTCGCGGATCAATGCCGATCGAGCGCAAGGAGGAAAACCTTGAGGCGTTCTCGCTCGGCAAGGTTCGCAGGATCATCACGAAGCCTAGCGTCGCAGGCCACGGTCTCAATTGGCAGCATTGCCACAACATGGTTTTCGCTGGGCGCTCATTCTCATACGAAGCTTGGTATCAAGCCGTACGCCGATGCTGGCGTTTTGGACAGACCAAGCCCGTCAATGTGCATCTGATCGTTGCCGAGGGCGAGGATCAAATCGGACGAGTGATAGACCGCAAGTCCGGCGATCACGCCGCAATGAAATTCGAGATGGCCGAAGCGATGAAACGAGCCTCGGCCTCGATTGCGCACGTCCGTATTCCATACAAACCAACGCACGACGGGAGATTGCCGGCATGGATTCAGTCAGGTGTCTAGATGAAAAGCATGGACTGAGCTATTCCGCATTCAGGGGCGATTGTGTGGACGTGGTGCGGCAGTTGCCCTCCGCATCAGTCGGTTTTTCAATCTACAGCCCGCCGTTCGGCGATTTGTTTATCTATTCGGACAGCGCCGCGGATATGGGCAACAGCGGCGATGATGAGACATTCTTTCAACACTATGGCTTTCTGATCGAGCAACTAACGCGCGTCACCAAGCCTGGCCGCTTGTCCGCCGTTCATTGTTCCGATCTTCCTTATCGCAAATGGAAAGACGGCAAGATCGGGATCAAGGATTTTTCCGGCATGATCGTCCGCGCTTATGAGGCGCATGGATGGACGCTGCATAGCCGGGTGACGATATGGCGATGCCCGGTTGTCGAGATGACGCGCACCAAAGCGCTCGGACTCCTCTACAAACAACTGAAAAAGGACAGCACCAAATCTCGGCAGGGAATGGCGGACTATCTCCTGGTGTTTCGTGCGCCTGGCGAGAATGCCGAGCCAGTCGGCCATCGGCCATCAGAATTCCCCGTCGAGCAATGGCAGCAATGGGCATCGCCAGTCTGGATGGATATCAACCAGACCAATACGCTCAATGTGCGTATGGCGAAGGAAGCGAGCGACGAAAAACACCTCTGCCCATTGCAACTCGACCTGATCGAGCGAGCTGTCATCCTATGGAGCAATCGCGGCGATGTTGTCCTGTCGCCGTTCATGGGTATCGGCTCGGAAGGATTTGTATCGCTTAAACTCAATCGCAAGTTCGTCGGCGTCGAGCTCAAGGGGTCTTATTTCAAGACTGCTTGCGAAAACTTGGCGAGCATAGAACAGCAGCCAAGTTTGGAATTAGCGATGGCGGCGGAATGACCGATGACCCGCCGCGATCCGCGCCGCATGTCGGAAATGGACCTGCACATGTACATCGTCGGCCTGCTGCGCGTCCTGGCGGTGCCGGGTGTCTGGTGGAACCATTCACCGAACGGTGGCAAGCGCGACAAGGCGACCGGCGCCAAGCTGAAGCGCATGGGAACGAGCGCCGGCTATCCCGATCTTGAGATCTTCATTCCCGGCGGTTGGCTGACGTTTATCGAAGTTAAGGGCGATGGTGGCCGGTTATCGCCGGAACAACTGCAATGGAAGCATTATCTCGAAGGGCTCGGCTGCAGATATCTCGTCGCAAAAACGCCGGAACAAGCACGCGCTTTTCTGATCGAGCGCGGCGCGATCAAGGCCAGTCGCAGCCCGGCGGAGGGCGCATGAATGACCGACTTGCCCTCCCGCCGCCTTTGCCTGCGCTATCGCTTCGAGCACCGCAATTTGCGTTGTCACGGCACAATCGGCTTCGATCCGCGCAGCTTTCGCCCGTGCGAGATCTTCCTGCAGGCGGGCAAGGCCGGCAGCGAGGTGGAGGCCCTGGCGCGTGACGCAGCCGTGTTGGCGTCCATGGCCTTGCAGCATGGTGCCTCCGTCGCCGACCTGCGGGCCGCAATGACCCGGCTCGAGGAGGGGCTACCTGCAGGGCCGGTGGCACACCTGCTGGACATTTACGCCACCGACATGGCGCTGGGAATGACATGATCGAGCCGCACAGACGCACGCACTACACCCAGCAGCCGGACTACATCCCCGCCGAAATACGGGCCTACGGGCCGGCGCGTGAGCTCGTCTACCGCGTGGTGACCGCGCGCGGGCCGATCGGCGAGGAGACGTTTCCCAACGCGTGGACGGCGCTGGCCTGGGGCCATGAGCACCACCGGCGGGGGCTTTGGTGGGTGGAGACCGTGGTGAGGGTGGAATGAGCGAGCTTCCATGGTTCCAGTTCTTTCCGTCAGACTGGCTCGGCGGGACGCGCACCCTCACTGTCGTCGAGACCGGCGTCTACATAACTCTGATCGCCACGATGTACGATCGCGGTCACCCGCTGACGGACACGCCAGACCGTCTAGCGCGATTATGCGGCGCCACTTTGCGGCAGTTTGTTGGTGCTCTCAAAACATTGGAGACGAGCGGTAAAATTCTTCGCTCAGAAGATGGGCTCTGGAATGAGCGAGTGGACCTGGAATGCAAAAAACGGCTGCAGAAAAGTGAAAAAGCAAAACAAGCTGCGTTTGCAATGTGGCGGGGAAAAACCAATAAAAACAATGACCCGTCGATGCAGACGCATAGCGAACGCTATGCTAACCAGAAGCCAGAGCCAGAAACTAGCAGAAAGGTAAAAGATAACCTTTCTGCTAGGAAGCGCCGCGCTAAACGCGCTGGCGCCGCCCTCCCTGAAGGCTGGACACCGACGATCGAAAGCTGGGGCGTTGTTCAAGACCTCGGCTTTTCCGACGACGATCAGAATTTCATGCTCGCCGAAATGCGCGACTGGGCCGCCGCCCACGGCAAGACCATGCGCAATTGGGACAGCTGTTACCGCAACTGGGCGCGAAGGGAGTTGAAACATGGAAAGCTTCGACGATCACACCCCCGCAATTCGCTCGCGGATGGGTTTGCCAAGCTCGACCAAGTCGTCGACGAAGCAATTAGACGCAGCGAGGAGGGCGGCGAAGAAAATATTGTTCGCCTACCCGGACTACGGAAAGGCCCCGCCTGAATATATCGTTAGCCTCACCGAACTGCTGGCGAGCTATCCAGAGACGGTTATATGGAAACTCGCCGACCTGCGCAGTGGCGTAGCTTCAAGAACCACTTGGCTTCCGACGATCGCCGATGTTACCAAGTTGGCGGATCAGTATCTTGAGGCAGCCAGGCAAAGGCAGGCTTACGGCCAGCGGCGCGAAGTCGAGCCGGAAGTTAAAACGCAATTTGATCCGTTTCCCAAGCTTACGGCTGAGTTTGGTCATGAGGCGCTCAAGGGCAAAACTTTTGATCGCTTGTTCGAGGCGTCCCGCCGTCTTGCCACACAAGGTGTAGCCGCGTCGGCTGACTACCTCGGCTGCCCTATCAGGGTGCGCCAAGGGTGAACTGGTACGCCCTCCAGACCGCACCGCAGCGCGAAGCCGCCGCCTCCCGGCTCCTGAGGGAAGAGGGCTTCACGACCTACCTGCCGGTGACCCATGTCGTCCGCCGGCGCCATCGCGTCTCGAAGCAGCGCGTCGTCCACGGCATGCCCGGCCTTCCCGGCTACCTGTTCATCGGCTTCAATGACGACGAGCCGGCGCAGTGGTCGCGGCTTGCCCGCTCCGGCCTGGTCCTCGGCGTGGTCGGCGTGGCCGGCGAACCCCTGGCGTTCTCCTTCCGCGACATGCTGTGGGTCGCCATGTCGTCACAACGCCCGCGGCGCTACCTCAACGATCGGCGCGCCAAGCACCGCGTCGGCTTTACCGCACCGATCGTCTCGGGTCCCTACGAGGGCCGCACCGTCCGGGTCATCGAGGCCGAAGGCCGGGTCCGGGAACTCTACGAGCTGGTCAGGAGGGAAACATGACTACGAAAATATACATCAGGGAACTCAAAGGCAGG